CGTAAGCGCATGGCGAGAGTCATACACTTGGCTGAGTTCTTCTGGACTAAATCCAAGTTTGTCCTTGGCAGTCTCATAGACGCTCTTACGGAGTGCAGCACCCTTTTCGGGGTCGGCATATTCCGGGATAAGCGTGGCGAGCTTCTGGGCCTCCTCAGCGACCCTACGCTGCATTTGCTGTGAGTGTTCCGCTTGTTGCTGTTCAGCAAGGCGTTGTTGCTCAAAACGAACGGCAGCGAGTTGCTTCTCGCGTTGTGACATTTCTGCCACTTTGACTGCGTAGCCAATAGGGTCAACGTCCTTGAGTGAATCAAGGTCTTCTTCACTATTTTGGCTTGCAAGGAACTGCTCAACCATACTCAGACGTTGCGCGTATGCATCTCGCAGTTGTCTGGACTCCTCAATAGCAGCACGTTCAGCTTCAACAGCCTTACGTTGTTCTGCAATTTCTTGAGTCTTCTTTGTGTAATCAGCACCGAGTTGATAGGACTTCACGAGTTCTTCGAGGGTCACTTCCTTTTCTTCACCGGCAGCTTTAATCCGGTAAACAGGCTGTTCCTCTACTTCCTCTGATTCCTCAACTTCGTCGGATTCCTCATATTCTTCAGAGTCATCCGCTTGGGCCTCAATTTCTTCGGATTCGACGGGTTCAACTTGCTCTTGCGAGGGTTCACCACCGTCCATCAACGAAAGAATCTGGCTTGCAGCTTCGTTTACTGTTCCACTTCCCATTTCGGGAGTCATGGTTTCACTCATTTCATCTTCCTTTTCCAGATACGTCTGGGGCGTTTCCTAGCGAAATGCTAGAAAATCTTGAGTCTCTTGCGTTCAATTTCTTGCTGATGTGCAAGAGATTCAATTTGTGCTTTGAATTCACGGATTGCACAGAGTTTCGTATATGCACAATGCCGAGTATCAAAGTCGAATTCACTTGAATTAGCCCAGCGTTCCATCTCTCTGGACTCCATATCGTTAAAAATCTCCTGAAACATCGGGTCTAGCAGAAGATTTTTGGCCCATTCACACTTGTTCATTGGATGAGACCTCCAATAGTGTTAATAGCCTTCAGAATCGTGTCAGATTGAGCAGTATCCGCATTGCCTGAGGCGATAGCAGACTCAAGTTCCAACTTAATCTGCTTGAGTGCCAGTTCTGCTTCCTTGATTCGGATAGCAGCAGCATCGTTTTGAGCCTTCATCGTCATCTCTGCCGACTTGCGAGCGATCTCTAGCTGCATTTGCTCACGATCTAGCTGAATCTTTGCAGCATCAGTCTGTGCGCGGAGTTCATTCTTCTCACGCTCCACCTGGGCAAGCATCTGTGCGACTTCGGTATTCGGATCAGGTTGCTGTTGTTGCGCTTGTTGCTCAAGCATCATGTCATCTTCAGGAGTGACGGGCTTAACGTAAGCGTCCACATCCTTGATGCCAGCAGCTTCAATCATCTTCGCCAAGGTATTCCGATATTGAGACACAGAAACAAGAGGATTCGACGGGCCAAAGCCCTTCAGGATTTCCTCTTGCTTAGCCATCACCATCTGAAGCATGGCTAGTTGCTCATTGCGGTTACCGTTGCCCAGGCCGACATTGATTGTTACGTCATAGCTGGTCTTCCAGGTGCGTGGATCAAACGACACATATTTGCCCCTGAGACGCAGAATGCGCGGCTTATCCGAGTATTTGGTGGCAAGGTATAGGATGCCCTTGAAAAGGCTCTTAACGCCCGTCTCAGCAAACGTACGGGCTACCAGTTCCAACTTGCCCTGGGCCTGAGTGGTCATCGCAGCAACAGCAGTAGCTGTGACGTTGGAGAGAATCTCAGGATTCAGACCCTGCTGTGCATCAGATACGCCAGTACGCTTCGCCTGTACCGAGTCGATGTATTCCATCATCGGGTACGTTTGAGAGGCCACAGATTGCACTGAGAGGGCCGCTACTGCGTTCGGATTCTTTACCCGCACCACACCACCAGGCGTAGTGGTCAGAAGGTCATCTAGGTTGACTTGACCATCTACAGCAATCATCCGGCTGTTGTTGGTCAGGTAGAGGTTGTCCAGCATCTGACGAGTCAGAGTGGTCTTGATCAGTTGCAGATCGGTAACTCGGTCTGCCAGAGATTGACCATAGAACTTATGCGGAATCGGAATCGGACAAATAGAGTGGAACGGAATGAAGTCGCATTCCTCTTTGCTCAGAATCTCATTACCGGCATAGAAAATCTTGTAACGGTGAGTCAGACCGACTTCTTCTTCCTCATCGTCCATATCCTCCGATTCATCCTCGGAGTCATCTTCCATGTCATCTTCATAATCTTCCTCAGTATCTTCCTCTTGATACTTCTCACCCAGAACCACATAGCACTCAAAGACCTCGACTTCCTGCATATCGAAATCTTGAGATTGCATATCGTGAGGTTGTTCACCTTCAGAGAATCGGGCTACACGTTCTGGCGTAAAAGAAAGACTGTCATTGGAAGGTAGGGAAGCCACCAGTTCCTTATCGAAACCCATAGCCACAAGTTCACCACGAGTAACCAAACGGCGGTGAGCAACGAACGGGCTGTCTTGGATATTCCTAGCACGCTTCGAGATAAGGAATTCTTCAGGTGGGACATTCTCAATCTTTACAGTGCCGACTTCGTTTCGTTTCTGCACTTGTACCGAATGCTTACGCATAACCATTCCGGTCATGCCATCAATCATTTCCTCGGTATCTTGGCCGACTACTTCCAGAGTCCCATCTGACAAAAGCATTACCAGTTCATCATCGGTTAAATCCCGATAAGTCTCTTTGGTAATGTCTACCTTGTTATCCCAATAGGTTTTAACGATACCTACTTTTTGGAGTAGAGCATCGAAAAACCAGTTACGCATAATCAGGAAACCTTCGTTATCCCGATTCAGTACCCAGTTGCAATAGTCGGTTGCTTGCTTTGCAGCTTCCTCATCTCCCGGAGATACCGGCTCAAACCTCACCACATCGTCTGTACTGAACACGCGCATCAGTTGTGGTAGCGCACCATCAATTACCTCTGCGACCTCACCAGTAACAATCTGAGAGCGTCCCTCGACCTCATTACCGTATGGGTCACGCAGATATGCAGACAAAGCCTGACGGCGTTGCTCAGTGGTCTCTGATTCCAGATAACCGACTGCACCATCAATCTCGGATTCGATTAGCGACTTCAGCGAATATGCGTCCATTAAACCACCCACGATGAATTTATATTAAGAGGCTTATCCCAACTGGAAGTGCCTTCGTTTAGTCCGATAGCCAGATATCTGAATGCGTCAGCAGCGTGACTAGACCAGTCATGTAGCGGCCTATCATAAAAGACTGCTCTCTTTTCGTCATATTCACGACGATAGTTTCTTAGTGCGTCTACTCCGACCTTTGCATTATCAGAATCGAACCAGCAGCGAGGCAGTAATTGTCGGACAGCCTGAATGCCATCTGCGACTGATAATCGCGGAGCGACTGTTATCTCTAGTCCAGCTTCCTCTAGCATCTCTTTCCGAGATTTACCTGTGCCAAGTTCCCTCACCTGTACGTCATGAGGAAGAATCTGTACGGCATGGGCGTATCCGTTATCCCGTAGCCATTCGACGTAGTGGTCTAGACCGACACCATGGTTCTCGTGATAGTCGATTATGCGGACCTCTTTAGAAGCGATTTGAGCGACCCAAATAGAGGTGCTGTCACTCATCCCTAAGTCCCATCCGCAGAATGTCGTAGCGAGGCTCTCATAGCCTATAGGACATATTCTGGAGCGACTCTCTAGGTCATTAATCAGCTCCCCATAATAGGAACCCGTCACTGGTGCTGAGAATGAGCACTCGAACTCTTGCGAATACTTGTCGTCGCCCATTTCCTTTCGGGCTGATTCCAATTCCTTTGGGTCGAGTATCCCTGTCTCACTAGCCTTGAATTCAAGCAGCGACCAGTCATCAGAGGATGCTGCTCTATCTCTGAAGTCTGCGAAGTGATTACGCCCTTTGGGCGTACCTAGAAAGAGTGCGAATCCTTTTCGGTCAGCCAGTGCCGGTCGGATAATCTCATTCCATATCTTCGGGTCTTGGTCGGCAATCTCATCAATGACGACACCATCGAAGTATTGTCCACGAAGGCTATCTGGATTATCGCTACCGTATAGCTGAATCCGTCTACCGAAAAAGTCTGCCTTCAATTCACTGACATTTAACTTTGCGTCAAGAGGTCTAGTGAACTGTTCTAGATAATCCCATGCGATTCTCTTGGCCTGTCCATAGGTCGGTGCAATGTACGCATATCGAGGATTGTCATTGCCACACTTTAGCGCAGAGTGGATTAGCTGATTGATTGCTGCAACAGTTTTACCCATTCGACGATGAGCAACGACTACAGTAAATCGATTGGCAGCAACCGCTTTATGGATAGACCTTTGAGGTTCTCTTGGTCGATATCCAGTATCTATAACACGTTCACTCATCAATGCCAGACACTACCTTGATAGAGAGTGGGCCGCCACCGTCACCCGTCACTTCAGTACGCGCCAACTTCGGAATGTGATACTCAGACAGCTTAGCCATAATCTCAAGTGCTCGGTCTGGCTGCGCCTTCACCTTCAGCGACTCATCGCCGTAAGCAACCATTTGAAGCCATGAGTCCATATTCTCGCCATTGCGCTCTAGCAGGTTAGCGATGGCCTCTCTGACAGTGCTAGTGGACTTGTTAGGCACTCCCTTTGGCCTACCCATGCCAGCATTAGGCGGCTTCCTATTGCTCACTACTTTGTTGTGAGAATCATTCTCATTCATGTTCACACCTATAAGGTCTTTGTTGTTCAACTATAAGAAACTCTGATACACGCGCTCTGTTTTTTGTGTTCCAATACATCTACGGCAGCGATTCGACTGCTACTACACGGGAGCCTCAAAATGACTACTGATACTACTTATAACGGTTGGACTAACTACGCAACATGGCGAGTTAACCTTGAACTTGTGGATGGTCTAGACCCGACTGTCTTCTGCCAAACTGGTGCAGATACTCCAGAGCACATCCTAGCCGACAACATCCAGTGCTATTGCGAGGACTACATAGACGAGACTAGCCACGGTCTCGCCAGAGACTATGCCCTCGCATTCCTCGCTCAAGTTAACTGGCGCGAGATTGCCCGTAACCTAATCTCTGCATACAAAGAGTTTGCGTAATAAGAGACGCCCTCGCGTAGGGCGTCAATCCCTTTTGATACTATCTCAGGGAAGTTGTCACGTTCGAGACTATAAGCATTCCCTTATACCGTCCATAAGCAAACGGTATAACCCATAACCCAAAATTGTGTTCTACTAACTACACGGCATTTATGCCGGATTACACGGAGATTAAATCATGGAATATGTTGACAGCACTGACGAACTTGCATACATCACTAGCCTTGAGCAGCAGAATAAAGAATTGCTCGCAGCACTCAGGAACCTGATGTTCGCGGCAGGAAAGTATCAAAGTCTTGTTATTAAGTATCCAGACGAATTCTGGGGCGCAGTGAGCGCCATTGATAAGGCAATGTACGAGGCTGTTAAATGAACGAACTTCTAGGATACCTTGCGACTGCTACCCTAGTCGCCCTTGTCACCCTGCTAGCCATATATCAGTTCTAACTCTAGCCCCTTCGGGGGCTAGTTTGCTTTCGGTGTCATGAGTGATGCATTGAGATCGCCATCATCATCTATCCATAGACCGAACACCCTCTGGTCGTCCAGTTCCAGATAGATATCACCATCATCTACATCTACTCCCTCAATCGTTCTGCCCAAGAGGGATTCGAAAATTTCATCTGCTGTCATGTCCGCCTCATGGTGCAATAAATCTTGTCTACCGCAGTCGGAGTTCTAAGAATACTTGCCATATCGCCTTTCAGTGTTTCCCCGAAAGCAGATTTCTTAAACTGAATTGACAAGACTTCAAACCTATCTGAATCCGGCCATCCCAGATACCATGCCCAGTCAGCATAGTATATAAAACTCATTTCGTTAAATCGTCTAACATGAGTCGGGTCTTGGTCTGCACCTAGACTCAGCCAGTAAGGAACGCCAATCTCCATCGTGCCGCCCTTACACAATAGGTCGCGGCAGTTAGTCATAGCTGTTACTAGGTCGGGAATATGTTCCAAGCAATCGTGCGTGACGATTCGCTTAAACATTCCTTTTTCAATCTTGACGGGGCCGAATCGTTTTGTATCGACTGTCTCGCCCCATTTGATATTCGTAATATCGCATAGCCAATCTGGATTTACTCGCTCCAGAATATCGGCGTTGAAAAACTCCGGCATGAAGTGTCTGCCGGAACCTAGGTGCAGCGTATCAGGCAATGCCATCTAGGAATTCCTTAACGTCTTTTATCACTCGACTATCGGAATAGGTTGCCTTTACTTGCTCTCTGGCTTCCTCCCACTTATCAGATAAAAATTCTTTCTTCATCTGATTTAGAACGATTCTTGCTTCGTCTACATTGTGTGCAGTGTACCTATAGTCTTTTAAGTAAAGCGGTACATCATTGTCCATGCTAGTAAGTACGGGAACTCCGCATATGGCAGCAGTCCATATCTTTAGGGGCGGTTTGTATGCCTCTCTGACGCTCTGACGCAGCGTGTAGTGCGCTGAAAACTTGCTCAGGATACCTACCCCTTGCTCGTAGCAAGAAACGCACTGTACGCCCTCTGGTGCAGCCGTGTTACTTAGAGTCCCGTAATACCCAATAGCAAACTCGCTCGGAGTGCGTAGCCCTCGCGGGATTCTTGTGTCGACAAGATGCGTAATGTAGTGGCCTTTCTGCTGACTATGTATCGACCATTGATAGTCAGTTTCTATCGGACAGTAACCATCGATAGGGTCAGCAATTACTACATTGTTATCTCGCAAAGTCTTTAATTCTTTTTGCGTGATTAGTGGCAACCAGAATTTATGCAAAATAACTACTGCATCTTTTACATCAAAATGCGTTTGATGGCTGAACTGGTGTTCTGGAATATTCTTCCCGCAGAACTCTGCCATCTGGACTGACCGCAAAATCGTCGAGCCGGCGTGTCCCCATTTAGGGTGGCTTACGAATACAACTCGCATATCAATTCGTCGATTCGGTCAGAGCAGAGTTTAGGGATTAGTAACTGAATCTCAGCATCACTTAACTGCCACCACGGCTTTGCAAGTAATTTAGCAATCTGGTCATCTGAAAATCTTTTCTTGACCACGCGAGCAGGATTGCCTGCGGCGATGCAATAGGGCGGAACATCTTTTGTGACGACTGCCCTTGCGGAAACAATAGCACCATCCCCAATTTTCACCCCACTCATAATCGTGCAGCCAGAAGCTAGCCAAACATCATTACCGATTATTACATCGCCTTTTGTCTTTGGGTGGCCTTCGCCACTCCACTTCCACGGGCCAATGTGACCAAACGGATAAGTCGTTACCCAGTCCGTCCGATGGTCACCACCCAGAAAGACTGTGACGTTGTCTGCAATCGAGCAGAAGTCTCCTACATGGAGTTTTGCACCTTCACCCCATGAACGTACTTTGATGTTCTCTAGTCCGTAGCTGTGACGGGCCATTCCAACAATCTCGCTATTTCCAAAGGTGAAGTATCCATTATCTCTGGACATTTATCGTAACTCGGTAATCCGCCTTCTACTACGATGCCGGGGAATAGGTTGTCCAGATACTTGAGGCTACGAATCTCTTTTGCTCTATCAACCAGACCATGCTGGATTGCATGAGGATGGTATATCTCGTCGTCCCAATGCCTAGCGCATAACCCGACTTTCATCCCACAGGCCAGAGCGTACAGGACATGGCTACCCATGCGGCTAGTCAGCATATACGAGTATTCGCTGAATATCT